CCTGAACCGAACATTCCCGCAGACATTCCACCCGTGCCAGAAGATCCTCAACCTGATCCCGCACCTGAAATAAATCCCACCAAAGACTCACCTGTTACCCCCGGCCTAATAGCTAATAATGTAAACTCCTTATCTGATTCTATACCTAAAATACCAGATGAGTCAAGTTTGGTACCACGTGTGCAAATAGATAAACCTGGTGTAGAAAATGGTGGTATTGAATTCTTTGGTACCAAATCACAACCACAAGTAATTGGTGAAGATGGAAATTTAACTCCACCTCCACCGCCACCTGGTTCAGGCCTACCAATTCCACCGGATGCGATAACCTTAACCGATACATTTATCGGTCAACCAGGCGGTACAACATTTAACTCACCTGACGTTGCCGTACCAGTAATTGAAACACCTGTTACTGGAGTTTTAGCGGCAGTACCTGGTGTACAGACCCTTAATCATGCATTTGTTGCTATGTCAAACATTGGTAACGATATGTCGCCTATTACTCGTAAAAAAGCTAAGAAAATATTAGTATTGACAACCGTCATTGCTGCAGTAAGAAGGAGATTAAATTAATGAAACAATTTTTTAAAGATATTTCGAAAGATTTCTTTAGTGAAATCTGGACCTTTGTTGGTCTATTCTCTGCATGGCTTGTACTAACAGGCTCTGCTAAAACCGTTATTGGCAAAGTAACGCTAGTATCGTTTATTCTATGGGTAATTACACTACGACTTCGTAATCCAGGAGATAATAATGAATAAGATCTATAACACAATTATGCGTATAGTTGCAGTATTTGCTGCATCTGGCCTATCAGTAATAGGTGCGGGAGCACTTGCAGGAATCAGCACAATTAAGGCTGTAGCAGTAGCCGGAATTACAGGCGTAGCAACAGTAGTTGAACGTCTTGCTCGTTCTTTTTTAGACGACGGTAAACTAGATCAAAATGAAATTGATGCTGCTTTCTCTCAGATTGACTCAAAAGCTAAAACTGAAGCAGATCTGATATTAGAGCAAAAAAAAGCTAAGTAGTAAAAAGCCCCCTATCGCTAGGGGGCTTTTTTTATTATAGTGGGTTACCCACTACATCTACCGTTGAGTGAATCTCTTGCCCACGATACATGGTTTTACCCTTATGAATATGTACTTGATCAAAGTGGAAGCTATCATCATCTCCATCTTTAAAGAAGATAACGCTTACTCCTTGTTGCCAGTTTTCAAAGTACTGTAAAGCTTGGCCCTTACCATCTACGCCACCTTTTACAGATGGGACCGCACCATCAACCCGGCATAGGCATCCTGGGCTAAAAGATACACTCTTAATTGCCTGGTCACGATCAAATACCGTCTTGCTTTGCTGTTCCATACGATGCGTATGACCAAATAAGGTTGAGATGTTAGGATTCGAGTTGGCATATTGCGCCGCAGTAGAACCACTAGAGTTAGCACGGTCACCGTGCATAGCACGCAAACGCTTATTAATCCAATGAGCTGCAGCAGGGTATCCATCGATAAATTCCACTCCTAGTTCTTCACAACGTAATAGATTTTGTAGGCTTAGCACTGGCCAAGACTCAGGCATGTTAGCTACCTTAATTCCGTATGCTGATGCGGCATTGTTATTGATAAACATGCTGAGTCGCTTATCATGATTACCTTCAAGCAGAATGATGCGGGCATCTGCTCCTGCTTCAGCACGTTGCTGAGCAAGGAAGAGGTGACCACGATCAATAGCAAGCTGGGCAGTATGGGCAAAGTTAGGCTCTTGGTCATACTTACCATACATAGGTAGATCTAAGAAATCCCCAAGATTAATTACCTGTGCTAGTGGGTGACCGTGGTCTAACCCTACAACTTGTAACGCCACATCCATAGCAGATTCATCATGGAATGGGTCTAAGGTACCATCTTCATATTTGCGATAACCGATCTGTGGATCTGGTAAAGCTACAGCAACTTTCCAGTCACTGCTTATCAAAGCAGGAGTGCTAACCTTTGGTTGCACCACTGTTGGGGCTGCCTGTTGTACTGGCTGCCACTCTGGTCCCTCGCTCCATTTGGGAGAAAGAATAATTTTTGTATCATCTGGATTAGTAGAAAGGCTAACCTTACTAATCTTACCTACATCATCAGGTGTAAGACCGTTGGCCTTAAGTAGTTTATCTATAGAGCTTAGAGCTCCATCTGCTTTAGCGGTATTGTATGAGTCTTCTAATGACATGTGCAGTTTCCATTTCTATGCTCTCTTAGAGAGGTTAGTCCGAATATTGCTCCAGCAGATTTATAAAGATCAAATAGACTTCGTGTAGAAAAATCATCATCATTTAAAGATGTCTTGAATGCAGCCAGGTCTTTTTCATTCAGTGTGGTGGACCAAGCGCCTACTACACACATACCTGCTACATAAGGGTTTGTTACTTTAGCTTCAGAATATAAAGAATCTAAGCTCATTGCTCCTCCTTGATTATTTAATAGAGGCCTACCTAAATAGGCCCCTATCAAACATTGTACTACATATTAGTATGAAGATTCAATTCCAGCTGCAAAACCACGATGAGTAACTGGAGGAATGATTGGGCTGTTAGCCTGTGTCATACCTGCAGCTGGATCGTTTGGCTTTACAATGTTAGAAATGATTGTATGTGCAGCGCCATTACGCTCTGCCATTGTGTGAGAACGTGAAGGCTTAGCTTCGACTGTTGGGTCTCCTGCTTGAGCGCCCTTACGTGCCATAAGCTTTCCTGAAGAAGGATTAGCTGATGGTGATGTAAATGCAACTCCGCCACGTCCCATTGAAGAGCGACCTTGTGTGTTCTCTGCTGCTACTGCAGCATCGATATCTGATTTTGCCATAGTTGGTACCTAACTGTTAGAGGTGAGATCTCATCTCAAATCTTATATTAACTTACGTTGATTGTAAAGACAATTGCACTAATCTGTCCGTCTCTTGAATCTACCGTAGTAAATCCTGGGCGACAGGTTAGGTTCATACCTCGTGGTGCAACGTAACCGCTGGCAATAGCAATAGCTTTTACCGCCTGGTTAACTGCTGAGGCCCCCACTGCACGTAAGTGCACCTGAGGTTTTTCATAAAGGGCGTGGGCAATAGCCGACCCGACTGACTGTGCATTAGAGCCAGCCCCTACACGTAGGAACTTCTCTTCTGTATTGGGTGTTGTTGGAGTATCGGTCACGATTTGTAGTCCTTTGGTTTCGATTTGTGTGCCCACCTAAAGCCCTACAATACCCTTTAAACGCCCGTCAGTACCCCTATAAGCCTCTAACTCTTAGGTACCTTGTTCAGGAGCTCAACCCAGACTGAAGCCGGCATAGTGGCGTACCACTCGTTTACATCGGTAGTTCCTTTTTTCTTATGAATAACTACACCAGTCCACGCACCATCATTCTTCATCTCTACAGCAAGTTCCTTAAGCCATTCAGATAATTTCATCGTGGCTTGATTCTTGATCTCTATAGTGACCCCAGGAATCCCGGATACATCTCCCTTATCAAGAGTTGCCCCGGCTAATCTGCGGTCTGCATATGGATACCACTGCTTAAGCCATGCAACTACAGCACGCTCAGCTCCACTACCTTTTGCCTTAGCTGGATTGCTCACAAGTACATTCCTCGCAACATTTTGTTTTAGCTAAAGGAAGCTGCTTGGCATCAATACCTAGCTCTTCATCTGTAAACAATGATAGTTGTTCCCAGGTCATGTTGTATACCTCCGCTGTCTTGATCGTAACCCACCATCTGACGTGCGGCGGGTAAGTTCACGGGAGACTACAGAGCAGTCTCTCTCAATGTTCTGAGTTCTAGTTTCGATGAGCTTACGGAATGCATACTTCGTATCGAAGTCGTAGATCAATTCCTGGATCTCATCTGAAGCTTGGATCTGTGCTTTGATTAAGGTGACTGTGTCACCTTTATTACCGGTCCAGCTTTTAAGCAAAGCCACTGCTTCTGCATTTTTTAAAACGCTCTCTGCTTCACGCTCATTGATGACAGAGATAGCAAAGGCTCCAGCTAAGTGATCATTCCACTGTGTGTACTGTACAAAGAGATCCATAAGACCTTCATCATCCAGCTCAGTAATGTCACGTGGCAAAGACGGCATGCCATACTCTGGCTTAGAAGTTAAAGCAAAGCCTAACTCATTAAGTGCAGCCACTACCTTGTTAGAAATACTCATTCGGTTTCCTCCTTAAATGGTGCGCAACGCTTGCATCCCTTTTCAGAGTCAATGTTACATACCGGTGGACGATCATTATTTACAGCCCAAGCTACGTCCAGTGCTTTATCAAAGATGTCAGCTGTGTATTCTGAGTTGTATCTAACCACGAACTCTTTGTATTCTTGGTTAGCTTTAAGCTCATAGATAAAAACAATCTCATCCGGAGCAGTTTCAAGCAATCCTTCTTCTACCATCAGGTGACAAAGGTGTAGATAAACCTGGCCCTGTAGCTGGTGAGAACGAAGGGGTGTGCGGATATTTTTCCACACAGTATCAATATCATTGTTGTACTGAGCCATAAGCGCAGGCATTTCCATGCGGATAGTGCCGGTACCAATAGACTTAATTTCAATCAGGCAGTCATCGCCTAGTCCTTTGATCCAACCATCAGCATGCCCACGCATCATGTGCTTATCGCTGCGTAGTGGAACTTCTAAGTAATCATCTGATAGGGATACCCCCCATGCAGGCTCTGTTGAGGTAGCCCACTTACCGTATAGAACACCCATCTCTTTAAACCATTCCTGCCACTTAGCATGGATGGTATGGCCTTCTGCAAAGATAGATGCTAAGCGAAGAGTTGTCTTATCACGAGTCTCTTGATAGTTACCTTTGATGGCGTGGTATTGGGCAAGCGCACACCATTCAGATTTAATAATGTCTGAGGGATGGATATAACTTTGATCTCTATCATCGAAGGGCTTAGATAGAACATAGCGTTCTAGTGCGCCCATAAGGCGGGTATCACGCTTGTTTGCATTAAGGAATGCTTTTAAATCTTTACTAGGAACCGTCACCGGCTTTCCCATACTTGCTCCCTTGGTCAATCCACTCATCTAAAGTTATCCCCTGTTTCTTAAGTTTACGTTCGGCCGCATTTCTTTCTCTGTGGGATAGCCCACCAAAGATTCCATGTAACTCATTGTTGTTGATAGCTTCCTTAAGACATTCTTTACGTACAGGACACGGTGGTCGCCCATCCTTGCCCCAACATATTGCTTTAGCCTTATCCGCTATCGGCTTGTAGAGAGCTTTGTCTCGGGGTGGGAAGAACATCTCTGTATCTTCGCCCTGACACTTGGCATCATATCTCCAAGTCCATTCCGGGTCGTCGCTATATCGCACTATTCACCTCTTACTGCATTACGCAGTTCAAAAAAATCCTCCTCCAATAGCACGACGTAGTTTTCACCATCAAGATGCAGACCAAGTACTGGCGTTCTGCTATCAAGTATTGCTTCTCTAGTAATCTTTTCAAGTACATCTGACTTAATTGTTACCGACTTTTTACCAGTCCACTTGTGCTCGATAAGGAGGTCATCTGTTCTGACGTCCCCCTTACGAGACCAAAATGCACCAGAGGCGGCACTGCGCTTGCCACCCGTAGCTTTCTCTAATCGCTTTTCATGCTTTAGAGATTGTTTCTGCCCCTCACTCTTCATCAGGACTTAGCATCAATACTGGGGTTGATTTCAAGGTATCCATCACAGCTGCTGTGAGTTCTTCCTTAAGATCAATCTCTTCACGAAGCGAGTCAATAAGAGCTTGAGCTCCTTGCCACTTACGATCATTATAGTACATCCAACCGCCACGTCGATCCACGATGCCATTAAGTATAGATAAAGCTACGATTTCTTTACCAGAGTCATAGCTTCCTGCATCAATTGGCCCACCATTAGCAAAGTAGAAGTCTAAGTAAGCGGTTTGCTGTGGAGGATAGGTCTTGTTCTTAATAGTACGGACACGGATTGTTTGCCCCACACGGCGTTTTTCCTGTCCGGTGCCTACCTCAAGCCACTCATCACGCTTTACTTCGCAACGAATACTGTAGGCATAGTCTTTGCCAAGACCTCCCGGTGTTGTACGAGGATCGCCATGCATTACGCCGATCTTCATACGGTATTGGTTGATCATCATGCCCAGTACGGGGCGTTCTGATTCAATCAAATCTCTTTTAGTTGCTGAGGCCACCTTACGGAAGAACTTATTAGTTATTAAAGCTCCTCGTCCAACGGTGAATTCATCCATTTCTTTCTCATCTTCCGCTCCAGGAACGAGGGCAGGAAGAGAATCAATAACAACCATATCCACCGACTTGCTTTCCATGAACTTGATGACTGCTTCATAAGCATCCTCCATATTATTAGTCTCTACAAGTATTACACGCTTAGTATCTACCCCACATAGTTCTGCATACTTAGAGTCAAAGTCCTCAGCAGCAATCCATACAGCGGTAAAGTCGGGATTAATCTTTTGGTTAGCGGCAATAGTCTTTAGAGCAAGCGCAGTCTTACCATGAGACGCTTCTCCAACTAGTTCTACCCAACGGTTCATAGCCCAACCTCCACCAAGAACCACGTCTAGGGTTAAAGACCCTGAAGTAATACGTTGGCTAAGGATCACATCGCTAGCAGCAACTACAGTGTTAGCACCAAGCTTTTTATTAAGCTGTGCAACAATCTTTAGCGCCTCTGAATTAATTGTCATTGTCATTAACCGATCCGATCTACTATGATATTTGGATTAAAGCCGCCACCTTGGCCTACTTGCTTTGCTTTCTGAGTAGGAGCTCCTGAAGAATTTGCAGGCATTCCAGCACCAGAGGCTTGCTGTATTACCGGGTAACCACAGTCATAGCAACGCATACGTTGTGTACCCTGAGGAGCAAAGTAATTACCAGAATTACATTCAGGACAATGATCAGATCTCCTAGCACTCTGAGCCCTAGTAGTTACCTGATCTGTATTAGGATCATAGTTAACCTGCACGTTTGGCTGTTGTGCCGGCGGCGTATAAGGAACCTGCTGTGTAGGTGAGCTTTGTACACCTGGTTGCCTTGGATTTTGATTGCCTAGTTTATTTGCCCACCAGTTTGAGTTACTCATGTATATATCCTGCCCTTGATTCTAGTAGTTCTAAATTAAAAAGAGTTGAGATGCAAGAAAGAGATGCAGACAAGGCTATGATCTTAAACAGTGAAGCTATACGCTCGACAGATGCCTCGTCTATTCCCAAAGAACTTATTTCATCCTCGTCATCATCGATAGTATATGCAGCTGCAGCTATGCGACCAGCCATATCTGAATGAGAGTCTATGAAGGGAAGTAAGTCAGCAAAGCGTTCTAAACGTTTTTGACTAGCTTGTGATTCCATATCTGCAACCTCATCTGAGATGGGAGGAAGACCTAAAGCATCTGCTATACCCTCAGCAGGCTCTAGCATAGTGTCGTAGATTACTTGACGGATCAAGATAGGCAATGGAATATGCTTAAGCTCTCTCCTAATAAACTTCTTTTTACGTCTAAACATTAGTCTTTTGCCTCTCCCCATTTGTTAACGATTTTAACATCGGCTAACATAGGGATATTCAGGGCTTTGATGCCCTCCATAGCCTCACGAATAGCGGCTGCTGTTTCTTCTATGAGTTCTTTAGGCGCTGTAGTAACTAACTCATCGTGGATGGTAAGGATCATTGCAGCACCGTCTGGTAACAAACTATATGCCCGGACCATTGCAAGCTTAATAAGATCCGCAGCTGAGCCTTGGATCACTGTGTTGAATGCTTGTCGTTCTGCTCCGGCACGTCTCCCCATTTCTGGAGAGAGTAGGTCTGGAAGATAGCGACGGCGATTCATATATGTAAGAGCATAAGGAACTGGACCACGTCTGCGTGTTTCAGCAACAACCTGCTTCTTATACTTTGAGATAGATGGAAACTTACGGCTAAAGTTATCTAAAAGATCACGTGCTTCTTTAGAAGATACTCCAATAGAAGTAGCAATCTTTTCAGGACCGATGCCATACATCATACCAAGTACTAAGGTCTTAGCACCTGAACGATCCACACCAACAGTGTCACCAATAGTCGTATAAATATCTACACCGTCTAAATAATTCTGGCATAGAATCCTGTCACCACTAAATGATGAAAGAATGCGTGGCTCGATCTGTGAGTAGTCAGCTACTACAAGCTGATGTCCTTCAGGAGCTATGAACAGATTGCGGATAGCCTTACCATTGATAGTACGTGGATTAGGTACGTTCTGTAGGTTAGGGTTCCGACTTGAAAAGCGCCCTGTATCTGCACCATATTGGATGAAGTCAGTGTGAATACGACCTCTTAGAAGGAGAGATTTCTTGGCAATAGTTTTAGCTTTGCCCCCCGTAGTGCGAACAATGTCGCCACCGAGATAAGGAATCACATAAGTCGTAAGCAACTTATTCAAGTCGGAATAATTAAGTAGGGCATCAACCAAAGCATCCTTGCCCTGGAATACTTTAAGCGCAGGTTCAGACACCGAGTAGTCTGAAATGACGGGAGCCAACCCCGCTTCGCTATTGCTGATGCCCTTAGGCGTAAGTAGGCGAGGTCGGAGTCCACGACCGCCCACTTCTTTAGATGAAAAGAGTAGTCTTTGTTTCTCTGGAACACTATTAATATTAAAAGCTTTAGCAGCTAGTTGATAGATAGTTGCTTTAGTTGTTTCTAATTGAAGCTCTAGATTATCTTTAAGAATCTGAAGAGCATCAACATCTATATCTGCACCATGCAGCTCCATACTTGAGATAACACGAAGGACATCCATCTCAAGATTAAATACGCCACGTACGTTATCCCTATCAAGTCGTGGCTCAAACTTCTTCCACAACTTCCAGGTCCATTCGGCGTCTAGCGCAGCATAGGTAGCTACGTCATTAAAGGTATGTGCTTCAATCTGTGCACCAACACCTTTAACCATGTTGTAATCAAACTCACGCTTCAAGCAGTCATCAAGTCCTAGTTGACGGCTATTACGGGTATCAAGAATAAAAGCAGCATTAAGAGTACAAGCATAGGGTTGCGAAGGCAACTGCCCTAGATACTTTGTTACGCTTTGTAAATCAAACTTAAGGTTGTGACCGATCTTTAATAGGTCACTAAAGAACAATGGTTTGAGGGCTTTGAATACTTCACCTGGAGTTAATTGCTCAGGCGGCTCACTAAAAATCTTTGTAGCTTTACGTTCATCTTTACTGTGGTCAATTGCACGAAGGGGCAAGCCCTTAATAATACGATCTTGGGCAGAAGGCAATAGAGGATACTCAGTACGAATATAGTCACCGTTAGGATGACCCATAGGAATTACATCTACACGGTCATAAGTAGCCAGGGCAATCCACACGACTTGATTTTGTCTAGGATCTCCACGGTAATCTCCCATTGTTTCTACGTCGTAGACAAAGGAATCCTTACTTAGGTAGTACTCGACGAGCTCTGAGAGCTGTTCGTCGGTTGTAATAATATTCATTGCGCTCCTGAAAGTAGGTTAAGGAGCCGGTAGAAAGGAGGTTCAAAAACCCGGCTCCCCAACATTAGTGGGATAGATTAGTTAGCTGATGCGATTTCTCGTGCGATTTCAGCAAGCTCTTCTTTTGAAGACATATAAAGTGCTTCAGGGCCAAAGGCCTTAAGAGTCTTGATGTAGTCAGCTGTAGCAACTGGATCGATATCCCAATCTTCAGCAAGATCACGTTCCTTTACAGGAACAACGGAGTGAGTAGTCTTGGTACCAGTACCAGCCTTACTTACTGCGTAGTACAAATCTGTGCGATTGAGTGGGCCTGTCTTAGGATCAGACGCAAGCTTCTCAAGTTGCTTACAGAGTCGTACACCAACGATCATGAGTTCAAGCGATGGGCCTTCAGGATCAGAAAGGTTTAGCACTGTGAATGCAAACTTCTGTGATGGCACACTGCCTACTGCGATTAGTGGATCATTCTCACCGATAGAGATGAATGACTTCTTGCCTGGGCGATTAACCCAGTGCTGCATAAATGCCATTGGCTCGGATGAGATGAACTTAACAAGTTGGAGGTCTTCATCAAACTTAAAGTCGGTAGCGAACTTGCTGTTCTTTACAGAAGCTTGCTTAGCTGCTGCCCAACCGGTTTGGATGATAGACGAGTTGGTAGATGAGGTTGTCTCATCTTCCTCAATAAATAGATCTTCTTCAGTAACAGAAGATGGTGTTGTATAAGAGTCTACGTTTGGAACGTTAGACTTTGTAGCTCGTAGTGATGTTGTTGCAGTCATGTTGGTCTTCTTTCATAGGTTATTGGTCATTGGTCAGTTAGTTTCTTGATCGTGAATACGCTTCCAAGTTTCCATTAGTTCAATGGATAAATCGTTATGCCTATTCCAATCAATTCTTGGAGCTTCTATAAGCCCTCGGGCTTCAAAAGCTTCAAGTGTAGCCACTATCATTGTTCTGCTGTACATCCGCCAACCTGGCTTCTTTACACCATCAACAAGCATAGACTTTAGTCTGTAAGGTGCACGTGGTATATAACCTTTACGTTCCCAAAGTCTTACAGTTACTAGTGGCCTACCTAATGCAAGAGCAAAAGCCCCTGCACTAAATAATTCTACCACACTTCCGTTAGGTAGTTTTTTACTTTGTGGGTTTGAGTCCCACGAGCCCTCTTCTTTAACCTTTGGCCTTTTAGCCTCAGGATTTAAAGGGCGACGCTTTCTTTTAGAACCTGGGTAGTATTCATCGAGCTCCGATAGCAGACGATCGATTTGTTCGCCACTCATGAGAGTCCTTTCCTCCCCAGTTAGTAGATTCTTTATGCTTAGTTAGATGGATAGACTTATGCTCCTGAGAATACTGCGTAGGCTTCTTAGAAGCTTTCTTCATTGCAGCATCACGTGCCTCTTGGGTAGCAATCTGTGCATCCTTTTCTTCCTTAAGCAATAGAGAATGATGTTCTGTTAGAACAATCTCTACTAGAGCCTTAGCAACCGCAGCTAAATTCTCTTCATCTACGCCAGGAAAGTTATCCTGGATGAAGTTTTCTAACTGTGGTGCAAGGATATCAACATGTCTGTATGCCGCTGCTTGAGTGTATACGGTCATGACTTGCTCGGAATAAATGCATATGAAACGGACTTAGGAAACATAGAGTCGATCTCTTCTTCGGTGAGAGATCCCTCATACAGGCAAGCCATAACTTCTGACTCATCTAGTACTGGCACAAGCTTGTAGCAACGATCTGTTAGACCCTTTTGCTTTAGGATTGCACGAGCAGTATCTTCATCAAGCTTTTGTGTGACTCGACGTTGACGTTGTAGAGACAGGTAACCATCTACCTCTTCAGGCAATGAGTACCAGATATGACCCTTTTCATCAGGAGTGCCCTCGGCATCTACAAGCTCAGATAACTCTGTCTTAAGACTGGACTGTTCCTTGGTTAGGTCTTCTATACGACCACGCAGACTTACGTATTTACGCACCTTGGCAAGCACTGGATTGCCTTCTTTAGGTGTTTCTCTTTCAATAACTTTTGGCATTTGTATACCCCCCTTATTAAATACTTTACCACAAAAGCACTACTCAGGCAAATCGACCTTAATATACTCTTTGAGGGCAGCCACGATTACATCCGTGACTGTACGGCCATCAATCTGAGCTTTGTCTTTGACAGCAGTCCACAGCTCAGTGGATACCCGGATGGTACGGGTCGGGGTCTTAGGTGCATTAGGCATGTCATAAGTTTATACTATGGCCCTTTGCAAGAACGCTTTAAGACTACCTAAATTCATCTCTACGCCACCGGTAGCATTGATACCTTCTCCATCCATCACAGCGTCGGCCACTGCATTCTTTTGCAGCAACATGTCGTGCTGGCGTTCCTCTATAGACCCCTCCATTAAGAAGTCTTGAATAACGATACTAGGCCAAGTCGAAGACGCCCTGCGTATGCGGCCATTTCTTTGAAGAGCCAGGCCAGCATTCCATGGCAGATCATAATTAATGAGAAGATTGGCTTGAGGAAGGTCAACACCATAACCTCCAGCATCAGAAGAAACAAGGATGCGGCAATCTGGATCAGTCTGAAACCAAATCTTAGATTCTTCTTTTTGTTTTGCATCCATCTCTCCAGTATATTTTGCTGAGGCGTGTCCTAAGTGTTCTTGAATTAACCAAACCATATGTACATAGCTAGTAAAGATAACTAGCTTGTTAGCATCATTCTGTTCTAAGAAATCGTCCACATATTGTTTAAGCGCTATAAGCTTTGGAGACTTAGTAAGCATATCTAACTTACCGGCTTCTTTTAAAGCATCTACATAGCCTGATCCTGAGGTGTCAAATAAACTTGGACTATCACAGAGCATTCTTAATGCTGTTAGTTTAGACATGATCTTACCTTTAAGAGCATTGGCCGCCTCGTTTTGATTCTCACCAGAGTAGTGTGAGAATATGTCAAAAGAAGCCCCATAGTTATCTATGGCTTGCTCTAGGTCCTCTAGGATTTCATTAGCTATATGATTGTAAAGTTTAACTCCAGCCCTATCAAAGGAAATACGAAGAGGCTCTGCAAAGATAGTGTCCGGCAGGTAGGGCGCAACATCAGGATCTTGCTGACGTTTACGCACGCTAACCTGGGACATCGCTGTATTTAAAGTCTGTAGATTTCGGTAGCGTTCTACTCCACCGAAATGATTACGTACAATAAATGTTTTATCAAACAAATCGTAGCGTCCTAATACTTTAGAATCTACAAATTGCATAATGCTATAGAGTTCTTCAGGTTTACCGTTTTCAATTGGAGTACCGGTAAGAGCAAACTTTACCCTACTATCTAGTTTCTTTACGTGTTTGGAACGTTTTGATTTAAAGCTTTTAATTGCTGTTGCTTCGTCGCAGACCACAAATCCTCTAGCAAGGTGCTGGACGTAGTCCCAGTCGTTGACAACTTGTTCGTAGTTGAGGATGACGTAGTCAGCCCATTCAGCAGTGACATATTGTTCTGCTCTTTGAGACGGGGTTCCATCCACAACCACAGTGTTTGAAGTACCATCTGTAAATTTCCTAATCTGTTCTGCCCATTGATATTTAAGACTTGATAAGCAGATAATGATACCAGGTTCTGTGATCTTTCCTTGGTCTTTTAATTGCTCAATAGCTGCAATAGTCAATACGGTTTTGCCCAAGCCAAGATCGTAGGCCACAAGCATCTTCTTGCGTGCCACCATTGCCTCTACGGCATCAACTTGATAAGGTAAAAGTGTCCCTGTAAAACTCATACGAGTGACATCATCCTTGTCTTAATCATAAGTTCTAAGTCTTCTATACTGGTGTTGTTAGTAAAGATCTGATCTACCGGGTAGCCATCCATCTCATGCTCTGACACGTGACCGTTCACTGCAGCAACACCTAGTCGCTTTATGCGCCAGACTTGAGCACCTTCAAAGAGCTTAATTGCTTCTGCTTCGTTAGTAAAACGAACGTCAGTAAACACGTAGCGGTTTGTATCGTCTACCTGACGCATGCCTTGTTCAATCCAGAAGTCTTCCCCAAATACTTTTCGTGCACCAACGCCTGTAGTCTGTAGGATACGGCGGATGTGTGGGTTCTTCTTGGCTTCGTCCCACCCATAACGAGTAACAAAATCTTTTAAGAACCTGGGTTCCCCAGCAATAGAATCAACCATAGGGTTCATTTCAAACACCAGGTCTCTTATACGATCTGCAAATGCAATCCTAATAAACCCGTAGTTCTCTACTAAAATCTTTGCAACAGTATCTTTGCCCGATTGTGCGTAGCCTGTTAGTCCGATAATCATAAGAATGCCGCCTCACCGAACACTGAATGTTTTGAACCCTCTAAGCAATAGTGTACCAAATCCTCTGGCATATCGCCAATGTCCTTGTATTCACTACCTTGATAGTTTAAGAACCAACACTCCATTCCCTCTTTGCGTGTTCGTTCTAAAAGATCTAAAGATGCTTTCTTTCCCGCAGTATCATTATCCATCGCAAGAATTAATTTATCTGCGCCCTTCATTAGCTGGATCTGATCCGCACTTACAGCTGCACCAAATGTTGAGACGCCCCCAATAACCCCCAATGATGCTAGACGTACGGAGTCTAAAGGAGACTCAACTACAATCATTGTTCCT